ATTATATATGTTTTTTTATTGCTTGTCAAGTGTTTTCTTCGGAAATATTTGGATTAATTTGTAAATTTTCTACAACATGATTCCAAACTTCTTCTGACTGCTCATCTGCAAGTGCATTTTCCAATTGCTCATCTGCAAGTGCATTTTCCAATTCTTCCACACTTGATCCATCACGAACATCTTCCCACAATTTATAGAATGAATCATCTAAACTTTTCTGAATATCCTCTAGCGAACCTTCAAGATAAAACAATGCCTCATTGATATCTTCAGGTGTCGATTGTTCAACACCATTAGCAACTACTCGAAATGTTGAATAGAAAGATTTAAGGCGAATTACTGCTTGTTCTACTTCACTCAATTGATAATAATATTTCATAACGATTCCTTTTAATTTTGCGGGCTAACATAAACATTCACACTCATCATTGAACCGATTTGCGAAATGTAATTGGTACGAATTGTCAAATATCTTCCATGATATTCTAAAGTCGTATTGTATCCTTCAGGTGAAGATACTGTTTGATATGTTGTATGGCATTGTGTTTGAACTTGCGATTGTTGTGACAATGATTTGTCAATCTTACTACCAACTACAGCACCAGTCACAGCACCAATTGCTGTTGCTATACCTTTACCAACACCACCACCCACTTGATTGCCGATGATACCACCAGCAACACCACCAATCACTGTTCCTGTAGTGCCATCACTACTAGGTCCAACTACACTCACTTGTCTACATGATTGTGTGGGAACATTTTGTACTGCAAATATAGGTTCTACACTTACAACTCTAGCACCATCATGAAACTGCAATTGATTGTTAGGTGTCAGTGCATTTTGTGCAAAGACTACACTAGGTGCAATCAACAATGCGAGAACTGTCTTTTTCATACTTCTTCTCCGATAGAAAAATTGAAACCCTTAATAGAATCCCAGCGAAATGAACGCCATTCATCTTTCTCAACATCAAACACCGATTGTGATTCTTCACTCTTTTTGCGAGTAGAGGTTCCTTTTGGAATCATATCGAAAGGAATCAAATCTTCTTTCAGTGTAGCCTTAATCACTCGCTCATCACCATCTTTTTTAGTGAATGTGATTGTCACAACACCTTCTTGCAATATGGCTCGAAGCCAATTCTTTTCTTCTTCACCCTTAAACACAATTTCAGTACTCATAAACATCTCCATTACGATTCAGATAGATACATCTTAACACGATCCGCATAGTTTGTCAAGTAATCTTTTATCCAATTGGGTGAAGTATTGGTCTTTCTCAAGATACAACCATAGATGCTCATGTCAGATAAATTTTTGGCATAGACAATTGGGTCACTGAAGACTGCCTCAAAGTTTTCATCAAGAATCGGCACATTGTCATCATTGGTCTTGAACAGAATTACATGGTACAAGTCACCAAAATCATTACCCTTAACTTTCAGTCCTCTAGTCTCAGCATTGTTGAATGTGAAATATTGAAATTGTGTAGAATCATCATCCTCAGGGTCAGGTACGAAATAGAAACCATCGTAGTCAGTAGGTTTAGGATGTAATGCCATACAACTCCTTCTTGAAATTTTGTTTGTTTTTTGGGCGTGAGTACACCTTTTCACTCAACTCTACCCGTTGGCGATATTTAGGTGTGCGTAAATCTTTTGCAACTAGGTTGCGAGGTTTCAGTGAAAGTTTCATAATGTGTGCCATGGCTCACCTAATGCAGTGAAATGTGTCAATATGTGTACTATAACACACATTGTGCCATTTGTCAAGCACAAAAAAAGTGTTGTTTTTACGCAACACTTTTCTGAATGACAACTAAGATTGTACTATTTTGAATTTTCAAAATGAACCCTATTGGCATCTAATTTATCACACACAAAATTGATAAAAGTCACTGCATCATTTTCTTCATTGAAATATCTGACGAAAGTTTGTCCTGTATGCCTAGATGTAAACACCAATAAAATATTCTCATCTCTGTAGATGGAGAATTTTATGATCCAACCGTGTCGAATGGTTGGATCCCAAGTTTTCAATGTCTTACGAATATCCTGTTGAAGAATTTTTCGATAGATAACTGATAGAGGTTCTTTCTGCATACTATTATGTATGAAAAGCGAAACCTCTACTTAACCATGTTATGCCTTTGAAGTTTTAGAATATTTTGACAATGAATCTAAAACTTGGTTTGATACTTCTTGGTTGGTTTTGACGATTTGATTAACAAACTCGGTTTGTTTGTCGATGAAAGCGTTGAGAGGTTTCTGTAACTCTTTATCGGTAATGAATGTACTGACAAAGTATTTTTTTGCACCTTGAACGGTTTCAATGAATGTATCTACTGCGAACATATTTTATCTCCTAAGACGATTAATTAATGAGCCTCACAATTGAGCGCCCATATCATTATATAGTAATCCTTTGTGCAATGCAACATCTTTTTACTAGAATACCAAGTCTATTTCACTTTATGAAATGTTATCTTCGTATTGTATCTTTGCCAAGATGTAGTCTTTAACCAATGATGAACGAACAATGTCATCTGCGGTAAACTCAATTCTAGTGAATGCCTTCATGTGCATGGCAATGTCAAAGAATTTAAGAATGCCCGATACATCATTCTTCTTCTTATTCAAGTCTGTTTGACGATAGTCACCACACCATAGAATCTTTGAGCGATAACCAACCCGTGTCATAACGGTATCTATTTCTTCAAAAGTCATGTTCTGCATCTCATCTACAATAATGATAGCGTCATCGAATGACATACCACGAATGAATGAAGTACTGATGAACTCTATGTGATGCTGTTCTTCTAGTCTGTCCCATGCATCACGGCGACCGAATAGAGTCTCACAGATTTGTCTGTATGGTTGCTGATATATTTCCATCTTTTCGTTTACATCACCTGGAAGGTGACCTATCTCACGGCTTTGCACCGCTGAACGAACTACAATGATTTTGGTAAATGGATTTGATTTGTCTAGTACTTCTTCAATTGCTTTATATAATGCACAGAATGTTTTTCCTGTACCTGCAACACCATGTAGTGCTACAAAATAATCACCTCTTCGATATGCATCAAAAAATATCTTTTGATTCTCTGTTAATGGGGTAAATGTTTTTAAGTCATCAATTCTTATTTTCAATTGATTAGATGTTTTGGCCACTATTGTTTCATTATTTGCTATTGGTTTTCGTGCCATCGATTTTTCCTATTACATGAGATTTGTGAATTTTACAAGTCACCCATGAGTTATAGTAAGAGTCGCTCAGAAGAGCGGAACGATTGAAGATTTCAAAAGTCTCCATATAACTACACTCGGACCTTGATTTGCAAAGATGTAGAATTTCCCTCCTATATTTTTCTTTACCATGAACCGCAACCTCTTCAACTAAAACTTTATTAGAACCCCAATAGTCTTCCCATCCAGAGCCGACTCTTGACCTTTTCTTCTTGCCTTTTAGCTGAGTTGTTTTTGCTTTTGTGAAATACTTTCGACCTATATACTTTCGATTATTATCAGTGTTCGTAATCAGGTATACGAACCCATAGAAACCTTCAGTTTGTTCTGATGTAAATAGATTGCCATTATATGTCCACTCATTCGTTATCGTCATCATCTGTTAAAGTATCGTCATCCTCAATAATGTATTCGCCGCAAAATGGGCAGTAATGAGGGTCATCCTCAGTTTCCGTCTCAACATATGAAATTCTAAAACTGGAATTGCAGTTTTCGCAAGTGTGTTTTAACTGCATACTTTCTCCTTATAAATATACTTATATCTCTTAATTAAAGGACTCTTCATGGACCTAGTTGAACTTCTCAAGCGTGTGCAAGCAAATACCTTTGCTATGTATCTTAAATCTCATAACTTCCACTGGAATGTTGAGGGCATGTTCTTTGCACAATTTCACGATTTCTTTGCTAATTTATACAACGAACTTTTTCTTGCTGTAGATGTAATCGCTGAATTGATTCGCACTCAAGATGCATATGTTCCTGGTTCGCTTAGTAGATTCGCAGAACTTTCATCCGTACAAGATGAAAATGCAGTACCATCAGCCCGTGATATGGTTATGAAATTAGTTGCTGATAATGACATTGTGAGAGCATCTTTGTATGATGCATACAATGCGGCTAATGCGGCTAATGAACAGGGTGTTGCTAATGCTTTGCAAGATAGAATCACTGCCCATGATAAGCATGGATGGATGCTTCGCTCATTCTTGAAACAATTGTAATATCAGTTGCACCACGACTGTTTGGCTTCACCGTAATACTCACGGGCAAACCCATTTTGAATGAGCATTTCTCGAAGTGATTTGCCATCTAAAATAACATCACCCAATACACGACCACCATACTTGTCCCAGTCCATGAGTATGACTTGTCGTTTAGTTGATGCATTAACTTGAGTTTTTGTAAATAATGATGCGGCTTCACCTTTAGAAGCCTCTGAGGGGCATTGTGCCCTGTGACCTTTTTCTGGTGTATCAACACCAAACACTCGTATTGACAATTCCTTTTTAAGGGGTTCTGGCAAAAAGTTTGCTTGAAATGCTACTGTATCGCCATCAATCACACGGGTTATAACCGCATCATATGTAACGCCTGCCTTCTGCTTACCTTGAGCAATTGCTAAAGAAGCAAAGGTGCCCATTAATAAACTGATAATAAAATATGTTGTTAGTTTTTTCATTTTTTCATTCTTTCTTTTTTTATACTGCAAACGATGATCCACAACCACATTTGTTGGTTGCGTTTGGATTCTCAATTAGAAAATTAGAACCCATTAATTCTGTTTTGAATTTGATTGTTGCTCCTTGTAGGTATTGCATACTCATTGCATCAACCAATACTTGAATTTTTTCATTGATAGGGAATTCAAAATCATCTTCATTCTTTTCCCACTCCCATGTGAAACCATATGAAAAACCAGAACAACCACCACCTTGAACAAAAATTCTCATTCCTTTGATAGATGAGTCATTTTCATCTATGTATAAGTCTGTAATCTTATCTTTGGCGGCTTCGTCTAGTGTTATCATCTTATTTCCAATATTTTGAATAGTCTATGTTGTTCCAATATTTCTCATTGTTTCTATTCCAGAAGTTTTTTATGAGATACCACACCATACCGAAGTATCCCATCCTCTGAAATCTTCTGCTGTCTTGTCCAAAGTAGTGTTTGACTAACTTGAATTTCTTTACATCATATTTTTTTGATAGAAAGAAATCTTCACTGGTGCCATACTTTTCTGCAAAGCCGCCAAGCTGTTCAAATTTATCTCGGCGTGTTAACATGAATGCACCAACAGCAAATGGAACTTTGCGGCTCATAATTTTATTCACACCATTGAACAGCATGAATCCGATTTGCGCCCTCTTATCACCATCGTAACACTTTATGTATGTGCCAATCAAATCTAAGTTATTTGACTCTAATTCTTTCACACAATCAGTTATAACTGTATCTGAGAAGAATCTCACATCACTATCAATGAATAGAATGTATGGTGTGGTAGCAAGTCTAGCACCATTGTTCTTTGCAATGGATACTGGACCACCATCAATAACCTCTACATTCAATTTCAAATCTTCTTTATAGAAATCAATAACTTCTCTCGTATCATCAGTAGAACAATCAGCAATGATAATTCTTGTATCGCCGATGTTTTGTTTCTTCAGATGATACAACAAATGAAAAATATACGATTCTTCATTTTTACAAGGAACAACGATTGTAATTTTATCCTGTAACACTATCAGTCTCCTGTGTCCATGTGATTATCTCCCAGCGACCATCGTGATGTTCCACAAGTGCTGTGCATGACTCCACCCAGTCA